CAGACGCATAAATTTTCTGCAATATCACGGCATATTTAATGTCCCGCTTATCGCTATCTGCGACATTGTGTAAGCGGGCCCCACGATAGGACCAGCACATGCGAATCGTCGAATACAACGGCGTTCCAGTGAAGCGGCAAAAACGTGTTGGTAAAAACTTGATCCGGGTCACGTTCTATGACGGGCAGGAGACGATTTTTGTCACATTCGAAGAGTGGCAGAAAAACTCCAGCAACCGATATTTTGACGATCCAGACGTTCGGCGCCGAGATGTTGTTCACAAGCTCGCAACCTCGGCCGCGCCCCTGTAACTCTCAAACCTACGAAGGAAAACCATGTCCGCGTTAGCAGCAAAACAGATTGAGTTGATTCAGCAGTTTAATGACGAGCTCGTGTACTGGCTCGATGGCTCGATCGCGCTGATGCACGTTGGCGGCGTGGGCTGCACGTTGCAGGAGTTTCGTACAGGCCGCGAGGCCAACCGTCCGCCCTGCGTTACGCTGGAGCCTCGCCGGAACGGGCAGATGATGCTCGGTCTGGTGGTGAGCCGACCCAAGAACGGGCAGCTGGTGTACGACTCCGTGCTTGGCCACTGGGATCTCTCGACTCCGATTCGAAAGCGTGGCCCGCTGAATCTGGATAATCCGCGGCACCGGCGCGTAGCGTCGTGGGGTTTACAGCTGTTGCGGTTTATGCTGGATTTCGGGCACAAGCTGCGCACGGGTCAGGCGACAATCAACGGGTTGACGCTGACGATGCCGCGCGTGTTAGTTCCGTTTACGGCCGGGTCTGAAAAAATTGATCCGACACGTCGCAAGGAGTTCCCCAGCGCGTTGATTGACTACCAGACGGTCAGCGGCAAGACCCTGGTCGATTCGCGGATTGTTCCGCCGACCGAGGTTTCGCGGGCTATTGATAACAACACGGCCCTCGAAGATTTTCGCCCCGTGCTCGGGCAGTCGGCTCCGAATCCGTTCCGGTACATGACCGGTGTTCGGCTGACTGACGACCGCGTGGTTCCGCTTGCCAAGATCACCGAATCCGCCGGTGACGAGGTGTTGAATGCTGCCCGCGGTTGCCTTGGTCGGGGTTACGCCAGTGGCGCCTCCGACGCTGACATTGTGGACGCCGCGGCGAACCCGCAGCGTGCGATGCAGCTGAGCTTGTTTTCTAAAATTCAAGTGCTGCCGGTCGAAACCGTTACGGATCTGCCTGCGCCCTATGCGGGTCAGGTGATGCCGCCGGTTGACTGGCGGGCGAACAAAAACCAGGCCTTTACGACGACTGTCAGTGCTTAATGCGCTACTTCATCAAACCCAAAAACGTTGACCGCGCGATTCCGTTATTAACGTGGCTGTCGCACATTGACTCCACGCCGACGGTGTTGCCGATCTTCCCTGAAGACGACGGATTGGGTTTGGTGGTGGCATATCTACTATCGGGTGACGTGTTTGCAGAAGTGCTACCACACCCTGAAAACGTAGTAGATGTGTGCGGGTCGGGCGTTCCTCTTGGCAGGCTGTATTTCCAAATCCCGAAGGATCGGTTATACAGTGTCTGCGAGGAGCTAACGCCACAGGTTTTTGAGGGGCCGCGATAAGTATCGCGCCCCTTTTTTTAGCTATCAGGTGTTTTATGCCCGACTATAAAGATCCGCGCGACGAAAAGATGGAAAATGGCCGGTCCGTGGCCGATTACATGCGCCGCGGCCCTGCCGGTTTGCGGGGCGTTGTCGTAGCCAAAGCCACGGCCGGTGGAACACCCGAGAATTTTAATCCGCATGACATTTCAAACGTGCGGGTGAACGTAATCAATCCAGACGGCGCTAGCGTGCAGTCGTTGGCGCTGAGCCAGATTACGGGCGAGACGATGCGTCTGGCCCAAGAGGCGGCGCGTGAGCGCGTCAAAGGGGCCGATATTAATTCAATTCGGGAGCGAACAGCCGTGGTATTTGAAGAGCTGGCAAAAATGTCGTCGGGCGGTGTTAAGCGGGTACCAACGAAGCAGGCCGTCACGCGCCGCCCGGCCGTGGTAGAGCCGGTAGAGCCGTCTGAAGAAGAACTGATCGCAGAACTCGAAGAAGCGGCCGCGCCATCGTGGCCGCCCAACGCTCCGCCGGTAGAGCAAATCGACCGCAGCTACAGTCCGATGGCGGCGTTCGGTTTAAAGAAGTCGACCGGGGTCGCGCAATCTATGGCCGAAGCGATTAATACCAACATAAAAGCTGCCGCGCCCCAAAAGCTTGTCTATTTTGAAAAAGAAGGGCTCGGAACAGTGCCGGCGTTTTATCACGACATCATTGTTAACGTGACGCGCGAAGACCCCGATAATTATGAATACACCGGGTTTATTGTTTTGGTGTATGATTTGCGGTTTGAACAAAACGCAGCGCGCTGGTTCCCGCCAGCGAATGACCCGTATCGTCGTCCGTGGGCTGCCTTAATTAAAGGCGATCAGCGGTTATACCTTGTGCATACGACCGGATTTCAGTATGTTTATGATAACCGGGAGTACTGTGTTTTAAGCGTCGAGAAAGCCGTATTGGCTCCGGCGGCGGAGACTTAGTCGTGGAAAAACAGGGCGTGATCAAACCGGGTTTAACGCCCGACGAACTGGCAGACCCGGCGCGCCTTGTTGTGCAGAAGAGTGCTGCGGCGGGTCAGCGCGAATCTGAAAAGATTGCCGAGCTCGATAACGACTTCAGAAAACGCGCTGCGGAAACGATCTATTCTTCGCGCGACGGCAAATAAGGAATTCTATCGTGTCACAAATGCTCGGCCCCACGTCTCAGATGGGTTACGGAAATCTCGGCCGCGGGATTGCCTCGGACGAGCGTTTTCCAGATCCGTTTTGTGACGTCGCCAGCCTGTCGATGCCTGAAAGTATTCAGACCGCCTTACGGTGGTGTGAGTACATCATGAACGCGAACGGTGTCTATCGCCAAGCAATCGACCGCGTAGTGTCTTATTTCATTACAGACATTGAGGTGGGTGACCTCGGAGAAAACACAGTCGGCCGCGAAGAAAAAGAAAAGTTCAAAGTTTTTCTGGACGAAACAATCGGCATCAAGAATGTCCTGCACACGATTGGGCTGGACTTTTTGACGTACGGTAATTCATTCACAAGTTTGCTCATTCCGTTTCGCCGCTATCTGTCCTGCAAAAAGTGCGGACTAGAGATGCCGCTGCGGAAAGTGCACAACATGTCGCAGTGCAACTTTAAGTGGGAAGATTTTCAGTTCCACGCCACATGTCCGCAGTGCAAGACACACGGCATCTGGCGTCACATTGATCGGCGCGCGGGTAACGACGACGGTATATCGGTAAAGCGTTGGCCGCCGCTGGAGATTGAAATTCTTTGGGATCCGTACAGCACCAAGTGCACATACGTATGGAAAATTCCCGAAGACTACCGGAATCAGATTAAGCAGGGGTATCTGCATTATCTGGAAAACGCCAGCTGGGAAGTCATCGAAGCGGTGAAAGAGGGAAAGAACCTCATGTTCGATGAAGGCGTGATCTTCCATCTCAAGGAAGACGCCCTGGCTGGTATGCGGAATCGCGGTTGGGGTATCTCGCGTATTCTGACGAACTTCCGGCAAGCGTGGTACTCGCAGATTTTGCATCGTTACAACGAAGCAATCGCGCTGGACTACATCGTGCCGTTCCGCGTGATTACGCCAGCGCCCAAGGGCGGCGACGCGTCGTCTGGCGATCCGGTACACACTATCAATCTTTCAAGTTTTTCTTCCCGCGTGTCGGCTATGCTCCGTGCCCGTCGCAGCGACCCAGCCCGGTGGAACGTCCTTCCGTTCCCGGTGAACTATCAGGCGCTCGGCGGAGATGCCTCACAACTGGCTCCGCGGGAGCTTATTGATCAGTCGCTTGACACGTTGCTGAAATGCATCGGCATGCCGATTGAGCTGTTTAATGGCACCTTAACCCTGCAAGCCGCCCCAGCGGCGCTGCGGTTATTCGAAGCCAATTGGAACCACCTTCCGCACAACTTAAATCGATTCTTGCGGCACTTGACGGACACGATTTCTAAGACCATGTCGTGGGAACCGGTTAACGTCAAACTGATGCGCGTCACTCACGCTGACGACCTCAACCGCCAAATGGCGAAGCTGCAGCTTATGCAGGGCGCGCAGATCAGCAAGACAACAGTCCTCGCCAGCGTCGGCCTCGATTACGAGGAAGAGACAAAGCGGATGCTCGAAGAAGAGAAGATCTACTCCGAAGAGCAGAAGCGCATGCAAGAAGAGATGCAGCAGGCGCAGCAAATGCAAGACATGTCGCAGCCGGCCAATATGCTGGCCGGAGTGGGCGACCCGGGCGCTGGCGCTACGGGGATGCCTCCCGGCGGTGGTGCGCCGGCTGGTGGCGGCGCGCCTCCGGCTGGGCCGATGCCCGGTCAGGTCAGCGCAGTCGACCAGTTCCTCATGCAGCGGCAGAACTCGCCCAATGTGCCGCGAACACCCGAAGAGCTGCAAACGCAGGCGCAGCTTATTGCAAACGACCTACTGTCCAAGCCCGAGTCGCTCAAGGACGGCGAGCTCATCAAGCTCAAGCGTGGCGACCAAATGATGCACGCACTTGTCACCAGCATCATGGACGACATTCGTCAGCAGGCTCGGGCGCAGGGCGGCGCGATGCTTATGCAGCAGCAGTACGGACCGGGGGGTGGAGCTGCCCCGCCGCAATAAACTATGCGCGTTGGTATCTACACCCACTACGCCCACTGCGACCAGGCCTATCTCTGTATCAGGCTTGTTGACTTTTTACGCAGCCGCGGCGTCGACTTCGACATTTACGCCGACAACGTGCCGGGCAAGCTCCGGATTCCGTACGACAGCGCCGTCACGTACCGCCGCAACATCAAGTTCACAGATTGGGTCAAGAAGCAGACGGCGGTCGTGTGGACGCAGGTTCCCAAGATTGAGCAGCTTACCTACACCAACAAGCTGAACAAGCTAACGGTGTTGGCGCCCATGTGGCAGGATCTTGTACCGCCCTACAAGAAAGTCATGCGGCGTGCTGATTTTCTTGTTGCTATGTCGGCCGAATGTCGCGAGTTATACAGCGACATATTTAATGTTCGGCACACGGTGTACGTGCCCTACGATCCCGGGCTGCCGGTGATCCGCAAAGACGCCGCTCCAGACCAGAAACTCGTAAAAGTCTTTTTGCCCTGGTTTGACCGCAACGCCAAATGCGCCAACAGCGATTTCTTGGTGTTTTTGTCGCACCTCATCGAGCGCATGCCGGAGCTGTCGCTGACGGTTGCGATCATGTCGAGCCGGTTCTCTCCAGCTGTTGCTAAGTTTTTTCAGACGCTCGGCGTTAAGACGAACGGGCGCGTGAAATTGCTGCGAAATATCCCCTTTTTGCGCAGGCCCGCCCTGTACAGCGACCACGATTTAACGCTGTTTCCGGCCGAGTGTGACAACTATGGGTACTGTGGTTTGAACTCTATAAACTGCGGTACGCCCATATTGTCGTTTGCTATTTCTCCGCAATTGGATTACATCTATCCCAACGAGAACGGCATTCTTGTCAAAACAAAGAGCGATTACGACGAAAACGGAGTGCCGCACGCCGTACCCGATTACGAGGCCCTTATCGACGTGCTGCAGGAATTAATTGCCGACCCGCGCCATATTGCGGTGTTGAGCAAAAAAATCAGTTACAACCTTTTACCGCGGCGCAAGGCCTTCGAGACGGGATGGGCGAAAATCTTGAACCTTGACTAGCGTCGCCGGCACACGGAGGTGCCCATGAAGAAAACAGACGCGCTTTCTCTGGAGAAAACAGTTGAATTCGCAAAGCGCTATTACGCTGACAAAAAAACCATTAGCGGACTGACGCTGATCGAGCATTGCATGCGGGTCTCGCGGCAGGCGGAGATCATAGCGCAAAAACTTTATCAGGATGTTCGCAAAGATTTATTTGTCTCAGACAGCGCTAAAGACAGCGTTATGGCCCTAGTCCACGGGGCTTTGCTGCATGACGTGCTGCATGTAAGCGACTGCGCTTTTGAGAACATAGCCGAGGCGACGACCGTGCAGATAGCCGCAATGGTCGCTGACGTGACCCGCGATTTTCGGCTGGTCGAAACAAAGCGGGATATGGAGTTTCGGGGACGCCTGAGTCAAAGCCCGGTTACTTCGCAGATCCTCGTAGTTGCCGATGTTGTGTGTACTGCTAAGGAGGTCTTGGCGGTTTTGAAGGACCAGGGTAAAGTGATCGTCCCGCGGGCGAAGAAAATTCTTACCCAGATGGACGGCGACCTACTTGCAATTCATGCGGCCAGTCGGTATTACATGCTTCGGCTGTATGTGCACGCAGCGCGCAACCTGTTACAAGAGATCAGTCAAAAGATTAAAGAGTGCAAACAGCGCGCCCGCGCTGAACGCCACGCCGCTGTAAGTTTGCAGAAGCTCAAAGAACGCATCGCCGAAAAGCACGAAAAACAACCCACAGCCAAAAACCCGGCGAAGCCAAAAAAGGAGAAACGGTATGCCCGAAAGCGCGCTGCTGAAACAGATTCTGAGTGACTATTGCGCGTCGAATGAAGAATATCGCTTTCAAGAGGCGATGCTGGCTGATTTTTGCAAATACGCGGCACAGTGGTTTATCGACAACAGCTGCGTAGGCGTGGGTCACGGAGCTACGGGCATGACCCTGCGGTTTGCCGACGGCCGCGAGCTTTCGTTATTTGCGGCGCCGGACTTAGCGCCGGCTCAGCAACAGGCTATCTCAATCAGCACGTCGAAAGACAAACTGGTGACCAAGACTATGGCCGACTCTAGTCAATCTTTTGGTATCACCGGTCGGTTGTCTTAATTGACAACATAAAACTGGAAAGGATTCCATGTTTGTCTGCTTCGAGGGCGTGGACGGCGCCGGCAAAACTACGCAAGCGCGTATGTTGTGTCAGCGGCTCAAACAAAAGGGCCGCGCTGTCGAGCAGGTTGCAGATCCCGGCACGACGCAGATCGGGACGGCTATCCGGCAGATTCTTCTCCACAACGATGCGCCCATTACGACGATGGCGCAGATGCTGCTTTTCTCAGCAGCCCGCGCAGAACTAGCCGAGTACATCCGGACGCAGCTGCAAGAAGGCGTTGTCATTATCTGTGACCGCTGGCTGTTGTCGACGCTCGTTTACCAGGGCGAAATCAATAAAGTCCCAAAGAACCTGATTCTTGACATCTATAACGCGACGGCTGACATCACCCCAGACGTGTGCTTTCTCCTTGATCTTTCTCCGGAAGAAGCTCGTGCTCGTGTTGGCACGCCTTCTGACCGGTATGAACGCCGCTGCTTTGAAGACTGGCAGCGCGTTTGCGCGGCTTATCACCGAGACGCCAGACCGGGCCTGATTGCCCACCGCGTCCACAAGATTGCCGCCGACAAGTCGCCAGATGAGATTCACGAAACTGTTTGTGAGCATCTGACTGGGTTGTGGTAGTGCATTCCTGAAAGGATTCAAAATGTCGCCGCTGGTTGCTGAAATAGACTTGTCTCTAGCGCAAGCTGACCGCAAGAACACAAAAAATTTCGCCAAGAAACGGGCGAAGTACCGTTGCGACAAATTAAATCAGCAATCTGCGCGGCACAACGATGACCTGCAGCAAGTTTGTCGGGCGCTCCTCCGCCTTGCCCAGCGCTATTTGCCGGCGAACCCCAGCGCGATTTCAGACGCCGTTGAGCTTGTGCACTGCATTAAAATGTTGCAAAAAATGGGAATTGTGCCCGACGTAGCAGACAAATTTAAAGCCGCGCTGTCTTCGACCGGCTGTGAGATTGTTCTAAGTACTACGGAATACAGAGGTTTGCGCAACAAATGTATCGCCGGATTTGCTACAATTGCGGATCTAACGGAAAAGCCGGCAGCCGTAGGTACCCCCGAATTTCAGCGGGGCGTACGTGAAGGCTACCGGCGCGCCAGCGATATTGCGGTTATGTTTTTAGAGGACATTCAGGGCCATACACCGTGTTAACCCCCCAAAGAATTTTTGACGAGCTGATGGATGAAAATCCTGACGCCTCAATTTTTGACAACATGAATGAGGCGCTGGTCGGCTACGGCCGTATTGGCAACAACGGCCCAGTTGCCGTGTACAGCAAACAGAAAATGTTTGCCAAACTTCAGCGTGACGGCTTCTCGCCCGAAGACGCCGAAGAATACTTTGGCAAATTTGTGAATATTTGGGCAGGTGAAAACACGCCTGTCATTCTTGAAGACGTGCTTGAGGACTAAACACTGTGGCTACAGTTGTTGTTAACCGGCCTGATCTAATAGAATTTAGGAACATAGTGCCGGCTAAGACCGAAGGTTCCTCACCCACACTTGTGGTTCAGGCGGGCACGTGGCAGGCAGACAATAATACCGAGGAGACGGGTATTGTTTTTGACGTTGGCGGAGATAACACCCCGCTGTTATCGCCTGTCGATGCGCGTAAGCTCGCGAAGTGGCTTACCAAAGCTGCCGATGAACTCGAAGGAATCGGACACGAGAAGAAGAAACATAAACCAAAGCGTCACTGGGGTGAGGATGACGAC